TTTTCCTGGACGATTATGCTCAACTGGAATACTGGTTCCCTCAAGTTATAGGTCGCATTGGGGTCATCAGATTCGGTAAGACCGACGCGCGGTGGCAGACTTGAAATATAATTCACCAGTGGTAACAATAGATTCACCGGTGTCATAATCAGTGCCGTCACGCTCTTTGGTACGAGCAATGTAGTGATGCCAAGCGCCACCAATCTGGCGTTAGTGGTGGAGCCGAATACTTGCCACGAGCCCAGTGGATAAACCAGTAAAGCTCGGATCATCCGCCAAGCTATATAAAGCAGAAATAGCCAAGCCAGCGTTCGCACTAGCACAAGCCATGTGTTGCCCAGTTCGACTGGCACCGTCAAAGGCTTCGGTTCTCTGTCAGCTAGCGCGAAAATGATTAGCGGCAGCAGGACAGCGGAAGTGAGCATGAGCACGAGTAAGATCCTGAGCAGCCATGCAAGAACTACCCAAAACTTGCCTAATTTGCTAGTGTTTTGCATGCTCACCCTGCCGTTCGAACGAATGCCACTTTTGGGTGTGGGGTGTAGTTACTTTGATGGGGGAGTTATGGCAAGCATTGCGGAGACGCAATAGCGCCATTGCATGCCTTTAAAGTGCCGTCTGCGCTTGGCATAGTGCTGCTGCTGTTGCTCAAAATGTTTGCGGTAAATCAAGAACTAGCGGGATGTGGAGCGGCATTAATCAGATAAATAAGATGTGCCGACGCAGCAACGTATTTAATCAATCGATCACTCAGCTCCGAGGGTTACATGGCGGTTACATGAGTCCCAGAAAGCAAAAAGCCCAACCATAAAGGCTGGGCCAAGTGCTTGATTTTATTGGTGCCGGCTGCAGGACTCGAACCCGCCACCTGATGATTACAAATCGTCGAGTTTGACCATTACGAAGTGTTGATCATAGTTGAGAGTAGAGGGGAAAATACATTAAAATCATATGCTTAAGGCACATGCGCTGCTGAGGTTGCGTGGATTGGCGTTGATCAACATGGTATGATTTGGGTTACATGGCGGTTACATCGCGCTTACATGGAGCCCATATGGCGAAGGTCAGATTTACGGCAGGCAGGATTGATGACTTCCGGTGTGAGGAGGGCAAGTCACAATCCTTCCTTTGGGATGCCGTCTCTCCGGGCTTGGGGCTGCGCGCCACCGCGAGCGGGGCGAAGTCGTACATCTTTCAAGCTAAGCTGGGTCAACAGGCGATTCGGATAACGATTGGCGATCCGCGTACTTGGAATATCGCAGACGCCCAGGCAGAGGCGCGGCGGTTGAAAGTGATCGTCGACGGCGGCCAAGATCCCCGGAAACTCAAGGCAGATGAACTGGCCGCAAACGAAGCTGCCGCCGCCGCGGCGCACGCCAAGCAGACGCGCGAGTCAGTCACACTAGGTGACATCTGGCCTGACTACATTGCCGATCGGATGGCGACGCGAACTAGGGGCTGGTCCAGCCACCACGTGCGGGCCCATAAAACGATAATGCAGCCCGGCGGCCAACCGGTTAAGCGTGGCTCGAGGCTTACGCAACCAGGCCCGTTATTTTCTCTTTCGAGTGTCCGGCTCATCGATCTGACAACCGAACGCATTGAGAAGTGGGCGAAGGAGGAGGCCAAACAGCGCCCGTCCAGTGCACGGCTGGCATGGCGCCTTCTCAAGGCCTGCATGAACTGGTGCGCTGCACATCCAGTGTACTCGAGCATGCTGGCGACCAATCCAACGAAAAGCACTAGGGCTCGGGAGACGTTGGGCAAGCCCAAGAAGCGGCACGACGTTCTGCAGCGCGAGATGTTGGCGCCCTGGTTCAGTGCGGTACGTAAAATTGGCAACCCTGTTATTAGCGCGTACCTTCAATGCCTGCTACTGGTTGGTCCGCGCCGAGAAGAACTCGCGCAGCTCCGATGGACCGATGTCGATTTCCAGTGGGGCAGGATGAAGTTGAACGACAAAGTCGAGGAGTTCCGTATGGTGCCCTTGACGCCTTATGTTAGCTATCTGCTAGCGCAATTGCCCCGTCGTAACGAATGGGTGTTTTCGAGTCCCGCTTCTGCTGACGGCCGCATCGCCGAGCCGCGGTATGCGCACAATGAAGCTTTGAAGGTTGCGGGCTTACCGCATATCACGCTGCACGGCCTGCGCCGTTCGTTCGCCACACTAAGCGAATGGGTCGAGATGCCAGCTGGCATCGCGAGCCAGATCCAAGGCCATGCCCCACAAGGAGTTCGGGAGCAGAATTACATACGAAGGCCGTTGGATTTGCTACGTGTTTGGCACGTGAAAATCGAAGGCTGGATACTTGAGCAGTACGTGTTTGGCATGTAGAGATCGAGACTTGGATATTGGAGCAGGTTGGCATCACGTTGGTGTCTGCACAGCCTGGCTTACGGATTGTGAAGACTGCCTGACTGCATCGCGACCAGTTCAAGCGCCGGACTAGGCCGACGGGCCGAAAAGCGGGAAACCTTCGCCCGCCTGTCTGGCGCCCCTATTTCGAAGGGTGACACCTTGAAGGGGTGCCAATGACAGATATCAAGCGGAAAAGACCATCTCCTCCGCCGCCAGAAAGGCGCTTGTCAGGTGGTGGCGGTGGAACAATTTACAGTCGCCCGCAGACAAGCAGTAACGCGATACCGGACTGGGACTTTTGGCGGCCGATGCGAGCGGTCAAAGAGTGGCAAGCCTGTGCCTTATCGCTGAATATTGACCCCGATTCATTGAAGCCGCATCCTCAAGGATGGATGGCAGGTCCAGGCGCGGGGCTGTTTTTTACTTCGGATAGCTTCCCGTCTAATGATGTGGAGGAAAAATTTGAGAAGAGACGCAGAATACTGCGCTCAAATCGTTGGGACCGGACGATATTCACCGTGCCCATGCAATCGGGCAGTTGTTTAGCTCCGGACGAAGTACTCTTGTCGGAATTTGCTGCCTGGGGGATATCGATTGGCTGGAACGATATGCCGCGGGAACTCATAGCGATTGCAACGCCTGTCGGTCTCTCGCCCCCGGTAAATCAGCAACCTGCACAGCCATCTACTGCCGCTGAAGCGACAGTCTCACTTGCTAGCGAAGTGCCTGTATCAGCGAGACCCGAAAACGAGATAACGCCGTCTGAACGCCGAGCGCAACTAGACATTACGCGCGAACGTGGGGCCCGCCGCCGCATTCTCGAAAAGTGGGACGACATTGAAAAGGAGTATGGGAAGAATATCGATGCGCGCAACGTCCATCGAGTTTTGAAGCGAGACAAGGGTGAGGATGATGTGGCTTTGAAAACGATCCAGAACCATTTATCCGCCCTTAGAAGAGAGGGGCTAATTCCCTGATTTTTTCCCGGGATATTCCCGGGAGGTTCCTAGTTTCCCGGCTCCCCCCGCCGGGAAATTCTCGTGCATAAAGTTCGTATCACCTTCAACAAACATAGGTGATACGAAATGATCGTAACCCGCGCAACTTCTCCCAAGCTTGCAGGCGTCCCTGAGACGCTTACGACTGCCGAAGCCGCAGTTGCTCTAAATCGCAAGCCCCAAACCCTGCGCATGTGGGCCTGCTTGGAATGCGGTCCAATCCGCCCCGTCCGCATCAATGGCCGCCTGGCTTGGCGCTTGGCCGACCTGACCAAGCTGCTGAACGGTGAGGAGGTGGCGCATGGCTGATCTCCGAAAAGAAAACGCCACCGGGCAGGGTGGCGTTTCCAGGGTCGTAGGCGGGCAGGCCAAAGCGACGAAGCAGAAGAAAATCTTCGATTGCGGCGCCCATCATATCAACAAAGTACTCCGAGAGATACAGCACGCAGGCCTCCAGCTGCGTAGCACGGCGGCAGATACTCAACTTCAGACGCTCCCGAAGGTGCTGCAGTATTTCGGCTCACGCGGATTGTCGACGTATGAAGGGCAGGCGGCTGGCTACTTAAGAATCGCAACCCGTGTCATGGAGTTGAAAGAGACGTGGGACATTTACACCCTTCGCGAGGACGTCATCGGTCCCGACGGGCTGCTGCACAAAGGTGTGGCCCGGTATGTGTTGCTCGGCCGCCGTAAGGACCTGCCGCCCGCTCAAGGACAACTCGACTTGGGGGCGGCATGAATACCCCCATCCTGACAGTTAAAAACTGGAACACGTTCCAGCACTACCGCCAGCGCAATCCGCCTTGGATCAAGCTGCACAGGGCGATTCTCGATGACTACGCCTTTTGCTCTTTGCCGGATGTCTCCAAGGCGCATCTGATGATGTTGTGGCTGTATGCGAGCCAGAACAACGGAACGGTACCGCATGACGTGCCGTTCCTGGAGCGCCGGCTGATGATCTCCAAGCTGGATATCGATCTGCTTGTTCAGCACGGGTTTTTGGTCCCGACCGATGCTGCTAGCGGCAAGTCTGCGAGGTGCTAGCACATGGACAACATGCCAACCGCTAGCAGCGTGCTAGCACCGTGCTACCCATTGAGCAGTAGCGCAGAAGACTGTGCAAGCAATTGGGATGCAGCTAAGAAGAGAAGATATAACCCCGAAAACCCGCCCAGCCAAGGCAAAGAGTCTTCATCGCCGCTGACCCTGAGCCTGCGCCTGTACCAGACCGAGGCGCTTGACGAAAGCAGATCATTCCTTGGCGGGGGTGGGAAACGTCTGATGCTCGCCAGCCCTACCGGCAGCGGCAAGACCGAGATGGCTATGGCGATGGTCAAAGGCGCCCTTGCCAAGGGAAAGCGTGTCCTGTTCCTCTCCAACCGCATAACCCTGGTCGAGCAGACCTCACGCCGATTCACCAAGGCCGGGATTGCTCACGGCATTGTGCAAGGCTCCAACACCACGAGGGTGTACGAGAACGTCCTGGTTGCCTCGATCCAGACCGTGGCCCGCCGTGGCCTGCCTGATTGCCAGTTGATCCTCGTGGACGAGGCTCATGCCGTAGCCGGCTCGAGCGAATACCGCGCCGTGTTCGCAGCGGCCAAGGGCATTCCGATCATCGGGCTGTCGGCTACGCCGTTCTCCAAGGGGCTCGGCCGGCACTACGACGAGCTGGGCGGCCCGCTGTTCGAGCACATGGTGGTAGCAGCCACGATCCCTCAGTTGATCGCGGACGGTTACCTCGTCGACGTGGACGTGTACGCCCCGAGCGAACCGGACATGACCGGAATCAAGCAGGCCCGCAATGCCTTCGGGGAGGCCGACTACACGGACGCCGATGTCGCGCGCGCGGTCGACAAGCCGGAACTGGTCGGAGATGTGGTCCAGCATTGGCTGCGTCTTGCGAAGGGCACGCCCACTGTGGTGTTCGCTGCAAACATTGCCCACAGCAAACACATTGTCGAACGGTTCCTTGCCGCTGGAGTTCCGGCAGAGCACGTAGATGCCTATACGGACCCGGACGAGCGGCGCGCAATCCTCCGTCGCATGGAGACTGGGGAAACGATGGTCTTGTCGAACGTGGCACTCTTGGCGGAGGGCTGGGACATGCCGGCGTGCCGTACGCTGATCCTCGCACGCCCGACGCGATCGCTGATCCGTTTCATTCAGATGACAGGGCGGGTGCTACGTCCGCATCCCGGCAAGGACCGCGCGTTGATCCTGGACCATTCCGGTACGGTCCTGCGCCTTGGCTTTCCTACCGATGACCTGCCGCTTGAGTTGGACGACGGCAAGCCCCGCGAGGCCAAGGGCGCGGCACAGGAACGTGAGAAGCCGTTACCCAAGGTTTGCCCGTCTTGTTCGTATGTGAAGGCGCCCGGCGTGCATCGTTGCCCAGTGTGCAGTTTCGCACCAGAGCGCAAGGCCGATGTCGAGGTTAAGGAGGGCGAACTGGTCTTGCTCGACCGGAAAAAGCGCAAGGTCACGACAGCCGAGAAACAGTCTTGGTACTCCCAGTTGCTCACGGTGGCCCACGGCAAGGATTACAAGCCGGGATGGACCGCGCACAAGTACCGCGAGCGCTTCGGGTGCTGGCCGAAAGGATTGGTGGATATCCCGGCGCCCGTCAGCAAAGAGGTGGCCGGCTGGCTCAAGCATCTGAAGATCCGGGCCGCGAAGGCGAAGGAGGCACGCCATGCACGCGGCTAAGGTGAAAACGGCTGATGCAGCGGTCGGACGCTGGCCGGGCATCATGCAATCGCTTGGCGTCGATCCGGCCTACCTGCGGAATAAGCACGGTCCCTGCCCGATCTGCGGCGGACGGGATCGGTACCGCTACGACGACCGGGAAGGACGCGGCACGTGGTTCTGTTCGCACTGCGGTTCGGGCGACGGCTTCAAGCTGCTGCAAGGCGTCTTCGGCTGGTCGTTCAATGAAGCGGCCCGGCAGGTCGACCGCATCGTAGGAACGGTGCCGGCCGGCCCAGTGACGCTGGAGCGCACCGAGGAAAGCAAGGTCCGCGCGCTGCGCCAGGTGTGGGCAGAAAGCCGGGTAGTGGTCCACGGTGACCCAGTGTGGCTCTACCTGAGTCGACGCCTTGGCATCGAGGAGGTGCCGGCCGGGCTTCGACTGCATCCTGGGCTTCGATACACCGATGAGGAGGGCCACGACCTGGGCAAATTCCCGGCGATGCTTGCCCGGCTGCAATACCCGGACGGTACAGGCGCATCGATTCATCGGACTTACTTGACCGAGGACGGCCACAAGGCGCCTGTACCTCAGCCCAAAAAGATAATGGCCGGCAAATCGCTCAAAACGGCCGCTGTGAGGCTTTCAGAGGTCGAGACGACACTCGGTATAGCCGAGGGCCTGGAAACAGCTCTGGCGGCCTCTATTCGCTTCGGCGTGCCTGTCTGGGCTGCGACCAGCGCGGCATTACTGGAATCGTGGGTTCCGCCAACCGGAGTTGAGCGGGTGCTGATCGCAGGCGACAACGATGCCAGCTTTACGGGGCAGTCCGCAGCGTTCGGGTTAGCGCGTCGGTTAGCGCAGAAAGGGCTGGCTGTCGAGGTTCAGATACCGGGCGAGATCGGGCATGACTGGGCGGATTATGTTGGTATCTAAACAATTCCTCCGAGACTTCGCATACATCGCCAACGTGTACGGCTGGAATGCCGAGGATGTCGAGGACGCGAAGAAGCAGACCAGGGCGCATCCTGAGTTGCGGTCGTACTGGACCCAGCTTGCCGCCGCGCACCGGGCTGGCTATGAGCAGACCCGCGCAAACAACTACATGCGCCTGGACCAGTGGCTCCAGATGCAAGAGGGGGCGTGATGCGGGCTCAGGCGTACATCGAGCATATCCGTCAGATCGAGTCGTGCGAGGGAATTTCGCCCCAAGCCCGTCTACAGCTGGTCGACTCGGCCAAGCGGCAACTGTTCAAGGCTCTGTCGCCGCAGGAACAGCGCACCGTCTTCGCTTACCAGCTGCTGAGACAGGGCCATCCACGCGACACGATCCCTGGACGCATCACGGCAGCCTTTGACGTGCGGCGATCGCAGGCTTACCGGGACTTGGCGGCGGCCTATGAACTTGTCCCAAAAAATGGGACGGCGATAGCTGATGATGGCAATCAGGCAGGAACAAGCCGTTAATTGTTCAGGAGCAAGAAGGCAGAGACAAGCCGCCAATTGTCGAGCAGCCCGTTAAACAGTCTCGCAGGGCAGAGGCGAAGCGAGTAATCGCATTTTGACGACCTCATCACCTTAGAGGAAATGGGAATGGTGGACTTGGTGTACTACGGCGCTGATGTCGCCGGCGAGATGGGCGACCCGCTCGCATGTTTCTGTGTCGGCCCCATGCCGCATTGGGTCACATCGCACGGCCTGTTGACCCTACTCAGCGCTGGCGAGGCCGTCTCGATTCGCCCGGCGACGTTCGCGGAGTTTCTTGACGCGGAATGGCGGATCGCCCAAGCCCGCATTGCGCAGGACGCAATGCGGCATATCGAGGAAGCGGTATCGAGGACGGTCGAAGCATGACGACCGCCATTCACGAACACCCATTTATTGCTGACGATCACGACGGCCACATGATGACCATCGAGCGCACGCACGACATGGAAACCGTGAATGCGATTATGCGGGACCCTTCGATCTGGCCACATATCCACGAGGACGGCTCAGAGGACTACCGGCCTATCGATCATGAGGCTTTCAACTGGCTGCTGGTGAAGGATGGCGAGGAAATTCTGGGTGTGTTTCTCGTCCACGCCAGAGGGGCGGCGTGCTGTGAAATGCATACCTGCCTGTTGCCGAAATGCTGGGGCAAGCGTGCCGCAGCGGCTGCCCAGCTGTTGGCGCATTGGGTATTCACCAATACGCATTGTCAGAAGCTAATCACCTCCGTTCCGGCCTACAACCGTGTGGCGCTCCGTTTCGCGCGTGCCGGCGGCGGCCGAGAGGAAGGCATCAACCGCGCAAGTTTCTTGCGTAATGGCGAGATGATCGACCAGATCATGCTCGGGATAACCAAACAGGAGTGGCTATGCCAGCAGCAGTACCACTAGCAATCGCAGGCGCCGGCATCGGTGGCGCGCTGATCAGCTCAAATGCCTCCCGCAGCGCGGCCAACACGCAAGCAAACGCAGCCAATCGCGCGTCTGACCTGCAAATGCAGCAGTTCCAGCAGATGCAGCAGAATTTGCAGCCGTACATGCAACTCGGCTCATCGACCATTCCGATGTTGCAACAGATGCTTGGTGGCGATCGCCTGAACACGCCGTTCTCGTTCAACCCGACGATGCAGCAGTTGGAACAGACGCCGGGCTACCAGTTCTCGCTCCAGCAGGGCAACAAGGCGCTGGATAACGCGATGGCGGCCAAGGGGCTCAGTCTTTCCGGAGCACAGTTGAAAGGGCTTGACGCCTACAACACTGGTCTTGCAAGCCAGACGTTCCAGCAGCAGTACCAGAACGCGCTGAACAACTTCAACACGAACTACGGCCAGGCTGCGGACCAATACAACCGCCTGTCTGGACTCGTGAAGCTGGGCCAGAACTCCGCGGCCGGTGTTGGGGATGCAGGCATCCAGACCGCATCCAACATCGGGAATACCCTCATGGGTGGCGCAAACGCGCAGGCGGCTGGCCAGATGGGGGTGGCCAAAGCAGTGAATGGCGGTCTTTCGAGCCTGGGCAGCGCTGGAATGCTCTACTCCATGCTGGGCAACAATAACAGCAGCCCGGCCGGCGTGTACGTGGACGAACGCAGCTTACCGGGTTTGCAGATGCCGACGATGAACCAATTCAGCATGGGAGGCTGACATGGCATCTTTAGACCCATCAATCCCGCTTCAAGTAGAAACGCCGGACCCGTTTGCGGCCCTCCGACAGCCATTACAGATTGCATCTGGCCTTCAAACCCTGCGCCAGAACCAGATGCGCCTGGGCGCGAATCAGGCAATTTCTGACGCCTATCGGCAGTCGGTTGACCCGAACACTGGTGAGGTCGACTTCGGCAAGCTCCAGGCTCTGGCCAGCCAGAACGGCGCAGGCGCGTTCCTGCCCGAGTTCATGGGCCAGATCGCGCAGCAGCGGAACTCGCAGCTCCAGTACGACACTGGCAAGCTGGATCAAGCTGTGAAGCAGCAACAGCAGTTGCGCAGCACGATTGGCACGGTGTTGACTGATCCGAACCTGGGCAAGGCGGACATGCGACCGGCCATTGCGCAGCATGTGTGGGGCCTTGTGCAGAACGGCATTGTTCCGCTGGATATGGGCGCTCGTGAGTTGAGGGACTTACCCGAAGACCCTGGACGACAAAAGGAATGGATCACGAATCACTTCGTGAGCGCGCTATCTGACGAAGCCAAGCTTAGGGCGCTGTTGCCGGAATCGGTCGCTGCTGATACCGGCACGGGAACGTCATTCTTCAACCGCGCGCCCTTGACAGGCGAAATGACGCCTAACGGGTTCGTTGCGAAAGGCATGACGGCGGCCCAGCTTGCCGAACCGAAGACGATCACGATGCCGGATGGCTCGCAGCGTCAGGTAACGACCGCCCAGTGGCTGCAAATGGTCAATGGCGCCAATGCACAGCCTACTCCGCCGACTGGCTCAAGCGGCGCCGCGGGCGGTGGCTACACTGGCCGATATCCGAACGGCGGCACGAGCGATAACGCGCCCGGCACTCTGTCGTCGCTATCGCCGGATCAAAAGGCCGCCTTGGCTGCGAAAGGAACATCGTCCAACGCGGCGATGCAGGACTTCCACAATCAGGCCGCTGGGGCGCCGATGCGCTTGAACCTGCTCGAACAAGCGCGGAACGACTTGAAATATGGCGTCGACAAGGACGGGAACCCGATCAAGAACCCGCTTGATACAGGGACTGGTTCGGACTGGCGCAACACGGCCAAGTCGTTCGTCAATTCGCTTTCGCCGGAAACCGCGAAGAAATTTGGATGGACCGGCGACATTGCGCGCTACGACCAGTTTAAAAAGATCATGACGAACTATGCCTCGTCGGTCTCGGGCTCGCTTGGATCGGGCACGGACGCGCGCCTGAACGCGGCTGTTTCCGGCAATGCAAACACTGGCATTTCCAACCTTGCGAACGACGAGATCCTGACCAAGACCATAGCGGCCGAGAAGATGCGCGCGGCGCAGGACTACGCATTCCAGAACTCCGGCGAAACCCCTGAAAAGTTCAACCAGTGGCAAACGCAATGGAACAGGAACGTAAACCCTGATGCCTTCGTGTACGCATCGATGACCCCGGAACAGCGCGCGGCCTACAACAAGCGGGTCGGCTCTACGAAGTCGGCGCAGACAAAGCGCGATCTGGCTACCCTGGTCCGTTCTGGCGTAATTGATATGGGGCAATAATGGCAGGCTACGACGACATCATCGAATCGGCCGCACGGACGAGCAACATTGACCCGGCCCTGATTCGCGCCGTCATCCAGACTGAATCGAGCGGCAACCCGAAAGCTGTCTCGAGCAAGGGCGCCGTGGGTCTCGGTCAGCTGATGCCCGCGACCGCGAAGTCGCTGGGCGTTTCTGATCCGACTGATCCGAAGCAGGCCATTCCTGCGATTGCTGCGCTGCTGAACGAGAACCTGACGCGCTACGGCAACGTGCAGGATGCCTTGCGCGCTTACCACGGCGGCACCGACCAGAAGAACTGGGGCCAACTCACCCAAGCCTATCCGCAGAAGGTGCTATCCAATATGGGAAAGGGCCAACCCGCGACGGCGCAAACTCTCCGAGGCATTCCCCAGCGCAGCCAGGGCATAGATGCGTCGAGCCTGACGGATGACCAGATCCTCAGCGCGTTTCCAGAGGCCGGGCAGCAGCAGACGAAAGGCCAGAAGCCGACAAGCCAGCCGACGCCAAACCAGAGCACGACTCCGGCGGGCCTGACCGACGAACAGATCATGGCCGCCTTTCCTGAGGCAGCCAGCGGCACTCAAGCGATCCCGGCGCAACGCCCCCAGCCTTCGCAGCAGCCTGCGCCAGTCGCACGACCGGCGAACCAGCCGATTCAAGAGTCGAGTATGTTGAGTCGTCTTGGACATAGCGCTGTGGGCCTTGCTGACACGATCCTTGGCGTCCCTGGCGGCCTGATTTCTCAAGCCGAGTATGCGGGCCGGCGTGCACTCGGCCAGAGCCCGCAGCAAGCCGAAGAAGGCGCTCATCATGGCGTTGGTGCGTTCTTCGAACAACCTGTCGCGAAAGCCGCCAACGGGCTGATGCAGCTCCTCGGCGGCGGGAACACGGACATTCGAAATACCGCCGGCTACCAAGGCGAGGCAACCCAGAAAGGTCTCGCCCTGCTCGGTCAGAAGCTCAACGAGGGCGCCACGGCCGTATCGCGGGCAACTGGCATTCCTCAGCAGGATGTCATGAACATGGCTCAGACCAGCATGTTGGCGGTCCCTGCGCTTGCAAAGGGTGTGGCACCCATTGCTCGTGAAGCAGCTGTTGCAACGGCGCTTGATGACGCGGCGATCAAGCCGTCGCGACCGGTCGGGCCGCCAATGCAGCCGCGCGCTATGGCAGGCGCAGGCAGCGCGAGTGCCAACCCGAACCCGTACCCAGTGCTTACCGGCGAAGAGGCGTCACGAGGCATCTTCCCGCAGGTGAAGACCTCCAAGGTGGCCCAAGACGTCACGCCGCAAGAGCAGGCCGTACGCTCTCGTATCGTCAACGAGATCATGGGAGAGAACGCCGGGCAGGCCCGCACGGGTGTAATCACCGGCAATGAGAATCTGCTTCGAGACGAACATGCTGCGGCCAAGTCACCACAGGAGACCCCAGCTAATCAAGCGATGCGGCAGCAGCTGGCGATGGAACAGCAAGCGCTGTCCGACTATGCCGAGAAGCGCATCGAGGCGACTGGCGCGAACCCGCGGCTTATCAATGACGAGCAGCGCGGCCAGGCCATCAA